GTTCCCCTCCTTTATGACAGCGGCGGCAAGGCGGGCGGCTTACGCGCTTTAACGCAATATTTACGCCTAGCCGGCATGACAGCGAAAGGACAAGGCACAGTCATCACACTAGACCTAATTTTAACCGCCCAAGCACAAATGAAAGGAGCGAACTAATGACAAGCATTACAAAAAACAACACCTTGCGCGAGCAAACTAAACCACATCCAGTGTTTGGTGGCTGCAACAAAATCGCCCTAGGTTACTTATCGCAAACCCAAAAATGCGTGTTTGAGTTAAACAAAATGGGCTTGCATGTATTAAGCATTGAGTTTGACAAAATCAAACCGCGCGTGCGCATTGAGCCGAACGCATTAACGAAAAAATTAGAGAAAACAGGCCAGGCGCTTGCGTATATCCAAGGTAACGATGGCGTGCATTTTGCCGAATATCAAATGATGGTCGAAGGCATCAAGGTAATTTGGCGCAGTTATTTACACTAAAAACCAGGAGGAAAAAATGGCAAAAAAACCAACCAGAATTAAAACCGACACCTTTGCAGTGCGTTATCAAACGCGCGATGAAGTGGAAGTGGCAATTAAAGAGATCGGCGATTTAAACCGCGAATTAGAACGCCTAGCGATTGAACAAAACGACCGTTTGGCCGCAATCACCGAAGAATACGCGCCTTTAATGAACGTAATCAAAGAAAAGCTCGCGCCAAAACAAGATGCGGTGCAAGCCTGGTGTGAAAGCCGCCGAGATGAATTGACATTAAACGGCAAAACCAAAACAGGCACTTTCAACACCGGTGAAGTGCAATGGCGACAACGCCCGCCGTCAGTTGGTATTCGCGGCACAGAGAGCGTGATTGAAAGTTTGCACACGTTAGGCCTGGTTCGTTTTATTCGCACCAAGGAAGAAATCAACAAAGAGGCCATGTTAAATGAGCCTGAATTAGCCGCAACGGTGGCGGGTGTAACAATTAAAACCGGTGTGGAAGATTTTGTGATCACCCCTTTTGAACAGGAGGCGAAATAATGCCGGCCTGGGCATTGAACCCGGTGTCCTATTTGATTATCGGGGTAATTCTAAGCCTAATCGTGGGCTTATTAGACCAGGAATAAAGCCTATTTAAACGCTCTTTAAACCCTAATTTAAGGGGCGTTCATAATAAGTTTTAACCAACCATAAAAGGAAACAAAAAATGGGAAACATCCACAAGTTTAACCGCTTCAAATATTACAGTGAAAAAGCGGCAAAAAGTGAACGCCAAGGCGACTTACAAGACGCCAAGGAACAATGGGCAATCGCAGAGCTAAATGCGAGCGGCCAAAAAAATAAAGAATGGTGCAAATGGCGTGGCGCATTTTGTGACCGAGTAATTAGAAAACCTTTCTAGGAGGAAATCATGGCGAAATATATAGCACGTTTTTACTGTTTAGTAGAAGCCGTTGTTGAAGCAGAAAGCAACGAACAAGTTTTAGATATGTGCGACCTAAATGTATGCGATGTAAATAAACTGCCACACACGATTACAGAAATTGACGATGTGGTTGAAGTGGAGGAAGTATGACTGAACAAGAAAAAATGCGCTTAGACGAGCAATTAGAACAAGCGGCAAAACAGCTCACACACGCGCTCCGAGCTTTACGCACAGGGCAAAATCAACACGCGGCGGTTTATGTTGGCAACGTACAAAACTTGCTGCCAGGTTTAAGAATGAGATTGGTGAGATGAGTGAAATGGAAGAAAAAAAATATTCAGTAACGTTTGAGCTTAAAGTGGGAGTCGGTGATGACGATTTAACCTTTAATGTAAACACAGAATACCATCAAGCCCCAGCTTTATATGTGAAGGACGCGATGACTTGTTTGATGTTTAAGTTGCCTGAAATTGTGAGAGCGGGTTGGATTGTGATTGAGGGTATGGACGATAACGTCAAAAGTGGTTTCGAACACAAAATAAAATTAGATTTTTGCACCCAAGATAATGACGAATGGGAAGTTAGTGCGAAAGTCGAAAATCCCAATGAAACTGGTCGTATGTTGATTGGCTTTATTGAGAGAATTATTTTGAATGATCCAGTTATTGACGAGATCCTTCAGCGAGAAAAATAAACCCATTTACAGCCCATTTAAGCCACGTTTAAGTGGGCTGAATAATGTGTTTTAAAAAGGAATAAACAATGCATAAAACTAAACCAAAGCTGATCCAGCTAATTCATATAGCCAAGCAAAAACTGGCAATGGATGAATATAGCTACCGCGCCATGCTTGAGCGCGTTACCGGGAAAACATCATGCAAAGAAATGAGCGTGGCAGAGTTAATGAAAGTGGAAGCGGAAATGGAAGCCAAAGGATTTAAGAAAACCAGCCGCCGAAATCATTCACCAAGCGGGAAAAGTGCGGTTGTAAAAAGCAACATAGCGTACAAAATTCGCGCCATTTGGATTGAAATGAGCAAACAAGGGCTTGTGCGAGACGGCTCAGAAAACGCGCTCAATGCGTTTGTGCGCGGCGTAGTGAACCCAATTTACGCTAAGCGCGGGATGAATATTCAAGTGCTTAATGTGGGCGCTTTACGCGATGATATGGCCAGTCTAGTGCTTGAGCGATTGAAAAAATGGCAAGCAAGAGGTGGTCTATGAAATTATGCCGCTGTCCTGTATGCCACTCCGATATTCATTTAGACCAACTTTTAGAAGATGAAGCGGGGCGCGAAATTTTAGGACTGCTTACCGAGTTGAAATATGGCGTAGCCCGCCCTTTGGTTTCATACATTGCACTATTTCGCCCGGATAAATCAGCGCTAAGCAACTCAAGAGCGGTAAAATTAATGCGCGAAGTGTTAGATTTATTCCCACCTTCTCAATTATTAGCCCACTGTTTGAGTGAAACGGTCAATTCAGTGCAGAAAAAACGCCGAGAAAGCCGAAATCTCGCCCCGCTTAACAATCACCGCTACTTAATGCAAGTGATGGAAACGAACCGACCACTCTTTTCCGGTACAGGCTCGGCTGCCGTAAATAACGCAGAACGCCAACAGGCAGAGCGCGCCAATCACGGCAATGATGATATTGAAAACACCATTTTATATATTGAGCGTTTTTATCAGCTAGGCCAACCGGTGGAACACTTGCCAGGCTATGATGTATGGAAAAAGTGGAAAGATAAACAGCAAAAATGAACTTTTTTTAACCGCCGAAAGGCGGTTTTTTTTTTTTTAAATCAAGTAATTATTTTCAAATAAAGACTTGACTTGCAAAAATAATCCGCACAACGCATTGTAAAATCGCTATAATTTTGAACAATAGTGATCGTCCAACCAGTAGGGGTGGCTATGTTGAATGCAAGCAATGAACAAATTGAAACGTTTAATGAGAAAGCGCCTGAAATTTTGGCGGATTTAGCAAAACACACAGAAGTAAAAATCAAAGAAAAAATCGCTGATATTGAGCCAAAACTCGCCCAGCAAATCAGCATTGAAGTGGCAAACCATATCGCACAATGCTGGGGCGGTGAGGTGATTTATATCCCGCGCAACCTTGTTTTATTACTAAACGAGCGTGACCGGAAGATTTTCAACGAATTCAACGGCACAAATCACCGTGAACTTGCACGAAAATACAACGTGTCAATGCAGTGGATTTATCAGATTGTGAAGAAAATCACAAAAGAAGAAATCGCAAGACGTCAGTTTGATATGTTTGGCAACTCATAACCGATAAAAATGACAAAAAACGTCCGAAAGGGCGTTTTTTTTGGGGGAAAATCAAACAAATTAAGAGTATGATAAGAATGGTTATTTTATCAATCTAAGGAAAATGTAATGAAAAAAGCATTAGTTTTATTAAGTGGCTTATTATTAGCTGCTTGTGGCGATAAAGCCATCACCTCTGAAGACTTAGTTTCAACAATGAAAGCCAGTGGCGTTGAAATTAACGATGTAAAAGATTTAAAAAACGATAAATTTATGGTGCAGGGATTCAAGGAACGCTTTGCGTTCTCGATTCCTGAAGTTGCACCTAAAGGCGGACAAGCCTTTATTTGTGAGAAAAAAGAACAATGCACACCTGTTTTTGCCTATTTCGATGCATTGAAAAATATTGCCGGCCCTTATTTATATCAATCACCGAATGGCAAGGTTGTATTACAACTGAATGCCAGTTTAACCGAAGAAACTGCGAAGAAATTAGAACAAGCAATTTCTAAGTATTAACTTCTTTAAATCAATTTAAAATCAATAAAACAACATCCGTTTTAAACTCCTTTGTAGTCTTACAAAAGGAGTTTTTTTATGTCTTTATCCTTACCTATCACAAAAATTGTGATCCATTGCTCCGCTACTCGTAACGGCAAGCAACTCAGAACAGTTAATCAAACTGCCGCTCAACGTATTAATGACTGGCACTCACAACGCGGCTTTAAACGCGACCCAATTTTAGCCAAAAAATTCAACCCGCACCTGCCTAATATTGGCTATCACTTTGTAATTGACACCGACGGCACGGTTGAAACAGGCCGAATGGTTGGCGAAATTGGCGCGCACGTGAAAGGTCATAATCAACACTCACTAGGCATTTGTCTTGTTGGTGGTATTACCCAAACCGGCAAAAACCATGGTGAATATACCGAAAAACAATGGCTCGCGTTGCACAAATTATTGCAAAAACTAGAGAGCGAACACCCCAGCGCACGCATTTGTGGACATCGTGATTTGAGTCCAGACGTTAATGGTGACGGCACAATCACCCCGAATGAGTGGATTAAAGACTGCCCATGTTTTGATGTTTGGACGTGGCTTGATTCCGAGCAAATTATCAACAAAGAGCACTTATATAAGGGGTGGTAAATGAGCGCACCAACCTATTCAGCAAAGTCTAAAAAATCATTTTCACGCGGCTGGAAATCAAGCAATAACGCGCAACGCAACCGAGTTGTAAATAAAGGCATGACCGCCGCCACCGTTTTTTATGCACGTTGGAGACCATGATGGAGCGAGAAGTGCGTAGCATTACACTGTTTTCAGTGTTATGGGAGATGATAATTTTTGGTGGCTTTATATCTGCCAATGAGTTTGCAATAAAGAACCTTATTCAAGCCTATGAGTGGTTATTTTATTTTTTCACAGCGATTTCGCTGTTGGCACTTTTATGTGGTACTTCTTCTTTATACCAATATACAAGAGCCAAGTTTTATTGGGAAATAGTAACCAGCACTCTGCTGGGCTTAATGTTGGCCTATTACGGTTATTTTTTCTGCGCGAGCGTACTGACATTATGGGGGTATGTTTCAGCGCAACAAGATTATTTCAATAAGGGAAAAGAAAATGGGAATGAAAGAACTGATCACCAACAATGATGGACGATTATCAACGACAGCGTTCATCCAGTTTTTTGGCGCGCTATTAATGGCCGGCGTGCTGGTCTATACCGTATGGTTGGATCGTAGTTATGTGGGCGAATTGTTTACGACATTTGCTATTTTTTGCGGCGGTGGCGCAGCAACGAAAGGCTTCGCCAATGCAATGCAAAGCAGAAATAGCCAAGGGGGCGGGAATGATTAATCTTTATATTGTAGGGGCGGCTTTCGCCGTTTTGGCTGGCGTTTTTATCCATGGTCGCGTGCAAGCGGCCAAAATTCGCAAGCAACAAGAAGAGATCGAATTTGTAAAACGTGAAGCGGCTGCAGTCGCCCAGGAGTTAGAAAATGCAAACACTGCAAAAAACATTACTGAAACTAACCGCACTTTGTCTAGCAAGTCTGTTGATGAGCAGCTGCAGTCAAAAGGTTATTTCCGTGAAGACTAGCGGATGTTCAGCATTCGGCCTTATTTATCCAAGCCGTAAAGATACAGAAGAAACCAAACGGCAGGTGCTTAATCATAACTTGACTTATGAAAAAATCTGCCAAAAAAAGGAACATAAATAATGCTAGAAACCCTGGAATTTATCCAACGCCATTGGGCAATCGTTGTGGCGATTGGCGGGGCTGTGTGGACTTATTTTTGGTTGACCATGGACAGCAAATACGCGCGCAAAACCGATGTGTCAGACTTGCGCAAGGCGATTGAAAACAACGAAAAAAGCCTATCGGAAGTGAAAGGCGAATTAAGACATCTGCCAACTTCAAAAGAAGTGGCCGATTTGCGTTTATTAATGACGGAAATGAAAGGCAAAACCGACGTATTAAATACCAACATTGGCAGCCTTAACCATCAAGTGAAGTTGTTAATTGAAAAAGAGGTAAATAAAGAATGATGCGCCAAGATATTTTCACCAAAGACCAGCGTTTGGTTATTCTGCGCTCGCTTGAAGAGTGTGGTTATGATGCTAATGAAAGCATTTTAAATGATTGCTTAGATATGTATGGCCACGATATTAGCCGAGACTTAGTGCGAAACCACCTGTTATGGCTTGAAGAGCAAGGCTTGATTACGCTGGCTCGTTTAAACAACAACGGCAAAGATTTCTTCGTGGCTACTATCACACAGCGTGGGTTGGATGTGGCACAAGGTCGCGCTTTCGTGGACGGCGTAAAAAAGCCAAGTCCAAAGATTTAAACCCAATTTAAAGGAGGTTTAAATGACCGATAAAAATACACGCGGCCGCGCAAGCAAAGTGGACTTACTTCCACCTAATATCAAAACCCAGCTGGCAATGATGTTGCGTGACAAACACCTTTCACAAGCGCAAATCCTTGAAGAAATCAACGACCTGATCCGTGATTGCGGGTTAGATGACAGCTATCAATTAAGCCGCACAGGACTTAACCGTTACGCCAGCCGCATGGAACAAATGGCAAGCAAAATTCGAAACGCGCGGGAAGTCGCCGAAATTTGGACGAAACAATTCGGTGAAGCACCGCAGAGCGATATTGGCAAGCTATTGATGGAAATTGTTAAGAACCTGGCGTTTGAAACGTCCATCGGCATGAGTGAAAACGGCCAAGCAGAACCAAAAGACCTTGCATTATTATCGTCCGCTATTCAACGCTTAGAACAGGCTGAAAGTTTAAGTTTTAAACGCGAGCAAGCAATACGCCAGGAAACCATTAAGCGTGCTGCAGAAGCCGTGGAAGAAGTGGGTAAAGAACAAGGCGTGAGTCTTGAAGATGTGCAAAAAATGGTAAAAGCAGTTTATGGCATCGAATAAAACCGTTCTCTATAACTATCAAAAAAACTGGCTAAATGATAAAAGCCGGTTCAAGGTGGCTATGTTTGCTCGTCAGACGGGTAAAACCTTTACGACCACCTTTGAAATTGTGATGGATTGTTTAGCGGCAGAAGCCAAGGGTGAACGCACGCGCTGGGTGATTTTATCTCGCGGGGAACGCCAGGCCAAAGAAGCGATGAACGAGGGGGTAAAACGCCACCTTGAAGCATTAGGCATGGTTTGTGAAGTATTAGAAGTGCCGTTTAATTCAACAATCAACGCACTCGAAGTTGTTTTCCCAGGCGGCTCAAAAATCACCGCACTTCCAGCCAACCCAGATACAGCACGTGGTTTCTCAGCGAATGTATTCCTAGATGAGTTTGCTTTCCATGCGGATAGCCGCGAGATTTGGAAAGCCTTATTTCCGGTAATCTCTGCCGGTTGGAAATTGCGCGTAGTATCAACACCAAACGGCAAGGGGAATAAGTTTTACGAATTAATGACCGATGTCAATAACACCGAATGGTCTCGTCACACAGTTGATATTTACCAGGCGGTCGCCGACGGATTACCGCGTGATGTTGAACAGCTTCGCCGTGGTTTAAATGATGAAGACGCTTGGGCGCAAGAATTTGAACTCAAATGGCTAGATGAAGCCAGCGCGTGGCTATCATACGACTTAATTGACGGTGTAGAACACCCGGACGCGGGCAAGCCTGAACTCTATCAAGGCGGTGCTTGTTTTGTTGGGATGGATATTGCGGTGCGCAATGACTTAACGGTGATTTGGGTGGTTGAATTGGTAGGCGATGTTTATTGGACGCGAGAGATTGTGACATTAAAACGCGTGCAATTACGCCAACAACAAGAAGAATTAAACCGCATCATGCGCCAGTATCACGTGGTAGGCGGTAATCTCGACCAAACCGGCATGGGTGAAAAAATGGTCGAGGACGCGCAATATGAACACGGAAAACGAATTCAAGGTGTCCTTTTTAACGTTTCCACAAAACTAAAAATGGCCACTATCGGTAAAACGGCATTTGAAGACCGCAAAATTCGTATCCCGCAAGGTGATGCTGATTTGCGAGAAGATTTACATAAACTCAAAAAAATAACCGGCAGCAATGGCCAACCACGGTTTACCGCAGAAAGCGACAGCAACGGTCACGCCGACCGAACCTGGGCATGCTTTTTAGCTTTAACTGCCGCAACAGAGGCGGTTATGCAACCGGTCAAAGCATACAGCCGTAAACAACGAACAAGTCGTAAAATGACCCAAGGATATTAATTATGACAACAAAAAAACAAGATTTAATCGGCGTCATCGCTACTCGCGCGAAGGCTATCGACTTTTGGTCGTTTATGCACTATCTCCCAAACCCTGATCCTGTGTTGAAGAAAATGGGGCGCGACATTTCAGTCTATCGCGAAATTTTGTCAGATAGCCATGTGGGCGGTTGTGTTCGCCGCCGTAAAGCTGCCATTAAAGGTTTAGAGTGGCGCATTACCCCAACCGGGAATGAAAAAACAGATGAAATCCTGGCCTCTCTTTTTGACCGTTTACCGGTAAGTCAAATCATCAATCAAATTTTAGACGCCACGCTATTCGGTTACCAGGCGCTTGAGGTAATGTGGGCAAGTGAGAACGGATTATTACTCCCAACTGAAATAGTCGGAAAGCCACAAGAGTGGTTTGTATTTGATGAAGACAACCGTTTAATGCTGCGCACGAAAGAGAACCGCAATGGCGACATTGTCCCGGAAAAGAAATTTTTACTCGCCACCCAACAAGCCGACTACATGAACCCATACGGTCGCGCAGACCTGGCGATGTGTTTTTGGGCGGCTACCTTTAAGAAAGGCGGGTTCAAGTTTTGGCTAGAGTTTGCTGAAAAATACGGCTCGCCGTGGTTGGTTGGTAAATACCCACGAAACGCTAACGCTCATGAAATTGATGAGTTGTTAGATAGCATGGAAAAAATGCTCGGTACAGCCGTGGCGGCTATCCCGGACGACAGCTCTATTGATATGCTTGAGAGCGGAAGTAAAGGCGGTTCATCACAAGTGTTTGATGATTTCTTGCGCTACTGTAAATCAGAAATTGCCATCGCGTTATTGGGGCAAAATCAAACCACAGAAGCCGAAGCAAATCGTGCAAGCGCCACGGCTGGCTTAGAAGTGACTCGCGATATTCGCGATGATGATGCCAGCATGGTTGAAAGTGTATTTAACCAATTATTAGCCTGGATTTGTGAGTTAAATTTCCACGTGGACACGCTGCCGACATTTGAGCTTTACGAACAGGAAAGTATTGATAAATTACAAGCTGAGCGTGACGGATTATTGGCGGTATTAGGCGTTCAATTCACCGAGCAATACATCATGCGAACCTATGGGTTTGAAGAAGGCGACATTGTAGTTGCAGCACCTGAAAAAAGTGCGGCCAAAAATACGGCTGATTTCGCCGAGGCGATTCCTAAGTCTATTGTGGAAACCATTGGGGAGCAGCTAGAAGTCGAAGGTGAACCATTTGTAGAAGAATGGCTGCAAGCTATCCAGGATAAGCTATCTCAAGCAGAAAGTCTGGAAGATTTTCGCAACCAGTTAGACAGCTTAATCCCTGAATTGAGTTTTGCAGAATACGGCAAAGTAATGGCGTGGGCATCAACAGCAGCACACTTTGCCGGTCGTCAGTCCGTTGAAGATGAGCGTAAATAAAATGAGTAAATTCACTTTTGAAGAGCAGGTCAAATATTTTGAGAAAAAACTCAATTTGCCTACCAATAGCTATTTGGACGTGCTAGGTGAAGAACATGACTATTTTTTTATGGTGGCCGGCGCAAACCGTAATGAAGTGCTGACGGCATTTCGAGAAGCGGTAGATGATGCCATTGCAAATGGTGAAACCTTAGAGGGATTTCGCAAGCGTTTTGATGCCATCGTGGCAAATACAGGCTGGCAATATAACGGCGGGCGAAACTGGCGCACCCGGATTATTTACGACACCAACGTTTATGGCGCGTATAACCGAGGACGATTGGCGCAGCATTTGGATTTGGTTGATGTATTGCCTTATTGGGAATATCACCACCATGATAACGAACACCCGCGCGAGGAACATATCGCGTTAGACGGCACAATTCTACCCGCCACAGATCCGTTTTGGCGCTACTATTACCCAATCAAAGCGTACGGCTGCCACTGCACGGTATCAGCTCACGATGCCGATGATTTAGCCGAAATGGGGCGAAAAGTAAGCCCATCACCTGAAATTGAGTGGGAAGAAAAACTGGTAGGCGTTCGCTCCGGCAATCCACGAACAGTACGCGTGCCGAAAGGTTATGACGTGGGCTTTGCACCTTATAACTTTGAGCGCCTAACGCAATCTCGCGATGTTGATGTGGACAAGTTGTTATTACAGAAAATGACAACCGCCGAGCCGCATTTGGCGAGCCTGTTAATTGATGATGTATTGAAAAGCCCGAAAGCCATGGTGCTATTAAACGGCGCGATGAAAGAAATGGTCGACACAGTCAGACAGCAAAAAATCGCACGTGGCAATATGAAGTATGTGGGAGCGATTCCTGAACCGGTATTAACTAAGCTGGATAATTTAGAAAAAGCCCCGCAGAGCGCGGTAATCGCTGTGCGTGATGAAGATGTGCTGCATGCATTACGCGATACCAAGCAAGCAAAAGGCATTAGCTTGCCGGTGGAGTTTTGGGAACAATTACCGGAAAAACTGCGCCACCCGAAAGCGATCTTATTGGACGACCAACAAAAACAACCGACCCTGTTATTCGTTTATGAAACCGAACAAGGCAAAGTGGCGGTTAAAATGGACTATGAAATTAAGCTAAAAGACGCGTTGAGCGGGAAGAAGCTACCGCATAAATTGAACATGGTCAGAACAGCAAGTCGTTTAGAAGATTTAAGCTCGTTAGGACGTTTCGAAGTGTTATATGGGGAGTTGTGATTATTGCGGTGGTTTGCCTGATTCGAACAGGATAATGCGGGCTTATGCCAGGCAACCTTTCCAGTAGGAAACCCCCACCGCAAATTCACTATACGCCCAGGCATTATTTTTATCAAGAGAAAATTATGTTAAAGATTACCATTAATGATAATCAAGCTATTCAGAAATTGACAAGCATTGCAAATCAATTAGAAAAGCCACGTCAGCTGTATGGTTTGCTGGGTGAAACATTGAAAAAAATTCATGATGCCCGATTTAAAGCTGAGATTGATCCAAAAGGTAATCGCTGGCAAGCGTTATCGCCACGCACGAAAGCGTTAAAAATGAAACGCGGGAAAAGCACAAAGATTTTACGTCAAGATGGTTACCTATCAGACAGAACCGCGTATAATTACGATAATGACCATGTTGAGTTTGGTAGTGATGCAAAATATGCTCGCCTACATCAATTCGGTGGAAACGCCGGACGTGGTCGTAAAGTTAAAATTCCCGCGCGCCCATGGTTGGGTATCAATGAAAGTGATGGTCAAAAACTTCTAAAAAAATCTACCGCACTTTTACAACGACAAATTGACAAAAATCTAAAGTAAAAGCTAAAAATCAAAATAACGCCACAAATTCGCGCCACAGAGCTTTTATTTAAAATTAATGCAATTTATCAACCAAAAAAATTTAAATCGATTTGAAGCGATTTGAACGCCATTTAAAGCGTTTTAAATTTAAAGATAAAGTGCATTTTAATCCCGCGTCAAAAATCCCTCTTTTATTCTTTCAACCACTTTAAAATTCAAGTCCGCATTTTTTCTCTATGCTAGCGGTATTCAAACGAGGATACCTTATGCAATTAATTGAGATTTTCAAAGCGGGCAAACGCACTGATGCAAATGGCTTAGAAGTGGAAATTACCACGGAAGATTTGCAACAAGCGGTCAATGCCTACAACGTAAACTTTCATGAGTCCCCGGCGGTAATTGGCCATCCTAAACACAACGCACCCGCGTATGGTTGGGTAAAACGCCTTGAATTAGACGGCGATGTATTAAAAGCCGAATTCGACCAGGTAGACCCTGAATTTGCCGAAATGGTAGATAAAGGGCGATTCAAAAAAGTCTCATCATCATTTTATTTAGCAGACAGCCCAAACAACCCTTGCCCTGGCAACCTGTATTTGCGCCATGTTGGATTTTTAGGTGCGATGCCGCCAGCGGTAAAAGGCCTACGCAACCCGGAATTTGCTGAAGACGAGCAAGGCGTGGTTGATTTTTCTGATTGGGCAGAAGCCAGCCTTTGGCGTCGCTTGCGCGATTGGTTTATTGGTACGCACGGCCAGGAAGAAGCTGATAAAGCCATCCCGGACTATCTCGTGTCAAGCGTGCAAGAAGAGTCCATCCGAAACGAATATAAACGTATCAACCAAACGGAAGTCGGCTCGCCTATTTCTAGTTTTAACGAACCCACTTTAGAACAACCTTCAGAACCACAAGGAGAACCTGAAATGACCCCTGAAGAAATTGAACAGCTCAAGGCAGAAAACCAACAGTTGAAAGCCGAAAAAGCTGAAGCAGCACTTAACCAAGCAAAAGCCGACAACGCCGACTTTGCCGAAGGTTTAGTAAAAGCGGGCAAATTAGCCCCGGTGGCAAAACAACAGGCCATTGATTTATTAAATCTCGGTTCAACAAGCGCAGCTGGCGGCGTGGTTGAATTCGGTGAAGGTGAAAGCCTACACGGAAAAATCAAGGCGTTTTTAGAAGCGCAGCCCACTATCGTTGAATTTAACGAAGTGGCTACCAAAGAAAATGCCACAACCGCAGAAGACGGCACGGTGGAATACGCCGAAGGCACAAGCGCTGAGTCCATTGATATGGATAAGAAAGTCCGCGCTTATATGAAAGAACACAATGTGGGCTATACGACCGCATTTAACGCAATCACTCAATAAGGAGCAAATGCATGACTGATTTATCAAAACAACGCGTAGTTGACCCGGTATTAACGGCGCTCGCACAAGGTTATTACAACGGCAACATGATTTCTGAAGTGTTGTTCCCTATCGCTGAAACGCAAAAAGAAGGTGGCAAAATCCCTACATTCGGTCGTTTAGCGTTCCGTTTACAAACCACAAAACGTGAGCTTCGTGCGGCATCAAATCGTTTAACGCCGGAAGACATTGGTTCATTGACCGTTGTTTTAGAAGAAAACGACATCGAATACCCAATCGACATCCGCGAAGTGAATGAAACCGAAGGTGTTTATCCATTACGCCAATACGCAACCGGCGTGACACAAGATGTCATCGCGCTCGGTCGTGAAAAAGCTTGTGCGGACTTAGCTTTAAACGAAGCGAATTACGAAACCACAAACAAAGTGACCTTAAGCGGCACGTCTCAATTTACCGACCCTAATTCAGACCCTATTGGTGTGATTAAAACCGGTATTCGTGCAATTAAACGCACCACAGGCCGTAAACCAAACGTTTGTGCAATTTCCGGCGATGTATGGGAAGTGTTAAGCGAACACCCGAAAGTATTAGAAAAAATCAAATACGTGGCGACTGCCGTATTAACCCCGGAAGACTTTGCAAAATTAATCAAAGTAGATCGTGTTGTTGTGGGTGAAGCTGTGCATGAACAAGCCGGTGAATTAAAAGATATTTGGTCTAAAGCGATTGTATTGGCTTATGTTGCGCCGGCATCAAAAGAGCAGAAACAAAATATCTATGAACCATCATTTGGTTATACCGTGCGCCGCAAAAACGGCTTATATGTAGATACTTACACCGAAGTGGGTGGCAAAGTTGAAATCGTTCGCACGACCGATATCAATAAACCATACATTGTGGGTAAATCTGCGGGTTACTTAATCAAAGGTTGTATTTAACCCCTATTTGAACCGCATTTAAACGCGATTTAAGTGCGGTTAAATTTCAACTTATTTTAAGGGTGAATTATGTCAGATAAACAAAAAACGGCATTTTTAGTCGCGGCAGCGATGGCAATTTTGCACAACGGCAAGCGATATGAGCAAAACGATGTCATTGAGCTTACCGAAGAAGAAGCCGACAAGCTCGCGATTTATATTACGCCAGCTGAAACTAACAGCGAGCAACGCGCACAAGCTGAACAAACCGCAAGCGATGAATTAACCGCTGCTGAACAGGTTGAAAGCGATGCGGAAGAAGCGGCTACTGAAACGGCTGCGGAAGAGCCAGGCGAAGAAGCGGCTGCAGAAACGTCTGCGGAAGAGCCAGGCGAAGAAGCGGGCGAAACCACAAAATCAAACAAAGGTAAAAACAAGTAATGTATATCACGGCACAAGATTTAGAAGATGTAATGAGCGAAAGCACGCTAATCGCCCTATCAAATGATACATCCCGCGCGACTACCGCAAATCAGATGACATTGGATAAGGCTTGCGAATACGCCACGGAAACCGTGGACGGCTATTTGCGCTCGCGTTACGTCTTGCCATTAAATCAAGTGCCGACCTTGGTGCGTAATATTTGTTTACAAATCGCACGTCATTGGTTGTATTCCCGCCGCCCGGACGGTAAAGGATTCCCGGACAACGTCCGCGAAACCCATGCACAAGCCTTGAAAGACCTGGAACGGATTCAAAACGGCAAACTGCATCTTGGCCTAACGGAAATCGGGAGCGCGACCGATGATAACTACCCAACCGCGCTGAAATTCAACACGCGCGCGCCACAGAAGCTCGATTTAACAGGATATTAATATGAGTGCAACGCTTCCGATTTTAGAAAGCATACAGCAACGGATAGCCGATAAAACGGACAAGTTTAGCATTGAGTTATTTCCTGATGATTTGGAGCACTACAATCTCACAGACGAATTCGGTGCTGTTTTAGTGCAATACGCCGGGTCGAAGTTTGAAAGCATCGACAGCGTGGATGTTATCCAGCAACGCCGAGTGGTGATGGTTGCGCTTACTGTGATTGCTCGAAGTCAGCATGACGACCACGGGGCAATCGAAATGTTAGACCAACTCCGCTTGGCAATAGTTGGGTTTAAACCAACTAACTGCACAGCGTGTAGTTTAGTGAGTGAAGAGTTTGGCGGCGAGTCAGACGGCCTTTGGCAGTATCAGCTTTTGGTGCAGACAGAAACATGGCAAGTAGAGCTTTGCGAACCAAGCAATTTACCTAAATTTACCACCGCACGCTATCGCCGTGCGGGTAAACCCAATCCCAAACAAACATAGGAGAAAATTATAGCATTTCATCACGGGACGAAAAAAAATCGCGTAGCA